TTAAATTAAAATATGCGGCTGCATCACCGTTTACTGTAAAAATTCTTCCTGTTGAAACAGAAGGCATGTTAGAAGTATCTATATTAAAAGATGTTATTTCTATAAGCGCGTTGTTATAAGCGTTTGTTGTTGCTGGTAAAGACGTTGTTTTATGGTCAAAAGTTATAATGTCACCTAGAGAACTTACGGTATTAGTATACTTTATTACAAAAACTTTTGCCGTAACTCTACCTGTTGAGTCTTTAGTTGTTGTTGAAGTTATTTTGTAAGCGGATTTATATGGCGATATTAAAATAAAAGTAGGTTCTTCAATATAATAATAACCACTAGAAGCAGTAAATGTTATTGTAGCTATAGTAGCTTGAACACCGCTATTAGGAGTTAACGTGTAAGACGTGCTAGATATAGAGTTATTTGCAGAGGTGCTAGTTGTTACACCACTACCAGCAGATATAGAAGCAGTATGATTCGCGTCTACATTTATTTTTGAACTTAGTTTTATTGATAATGCCATATTAATTTGCTGTTGTGTGTGATGTTATAATTCCTAAACCTTGAACATTAAATTCACCTGTATCTAAATTGTTATCAGAAGCGCTGGTATAATAAGTTGTATCACCTTTTATATAATTAAACCACTTACCTTCTTTTTCTATAAACTCATTTAAACTACCACTTTGTTTATCAGTTGTTACATCTTCTGCGTACCAACCAGTTTTTGCGGTTAAATTATAGTATTCGCCATCTTCAACATAAGATCCATCAGCAAAGCTTCTATCTACTTTAGCTTGCGTACCTTCGTAATTTAATGTTTTAAAAGTTTTTATCATACCAGGTTGTTCATTAAATATAAGTGTAACATCTGAATAATATTGCGACCCGTAAAAATTATTATGTGTAGTGTTTTTGTGATGCCACCAAACTTTTAAATTACCACTTTCAGGTGCTATAGTATAATAATTATTAGCCACACTAATTCCTTGTTCTGGTATAAATGACTTTAAACTTGTCCAACCCTTTACGTTTTCTTTGTAACTAACGGTATAATTTGAACTTCCTTTTAAAGTTACGTTATATTCTTTTTTGTTATTATCATAAGTACCAAGTATTGTTGTAGAAGTTTTTAATTTATCTTTAAACCAGTCGCTCATACCAGCATTAGATATAGGTGTTAAACCGTCCATTGACAATCTAAGTACAGTTCCTCTTTGTTTATCTGTAAAATAACACCTATAAGCTTCCGCCGCAAACGATTCTGGATTTTGTGATATACCGTAATCACCCGCAAAAGGTATTGTTTGTCCCAAAACATTTGATGTGGCCGTTATATTAACATTGCCATCGGCATTAAATAACGCGTCTTTATTTGCTTGTATTTTCAAAACTTTATCCTCGCAAAGAGTTAATAAATCAGAATTTCTAGCAAATATTTTTTGTATACTACCGTATTCTGGATTTATATCTTTTGTTATTTTTTCTGCGGCAATAAATTGGTTTGTATCATTAACACCATTTTTAGAGTTATAAATACCGGAGTATATTAAACCATATTTTCTCTGATTTTCTTTATATTCTCCTTGCAAAGTAGTTGACACTATAGCGTTTTTATCAACAAACACTTGATTAAAATCGTCTTTAATTCTATTTGACTCAACGCCATTACCAAAACTATAGCAATTAAACCAAGGCAATTCATGTGTATTACTATGATTGTTAATATCAATAAAATCACTAGCTTCGTAATAAACGTCTAAGCCCTCATTAGTTTTTGGTTGAGTTTCAAAAACAGCTGGACTTTCTGATATTAATTGGTTTTCTGAATCAAAAGATGGCTCTACAAACTCAATAAACTGACGGTTTACCTCGTCCATAAGGTTGTCGGTACCAGTACCTGTTTGATTTTTACTTGTTGCTTCGTTAACAGGGTTATAATCTGGACTAACAGTGCCATTCTGCGTAACTGTGACATCTTCAAACTCAATAATCCAAGTTAACCTTCTATTTGTGGCAAGACCAAACATTTCTCTTTCATCTTGTATAGTTTTGTCACCGTCTATTTCTATATTAGATGTCCAAGGATCGTTAGTACTATTATAATTTCCAACCCTAAAATATTGAAAATAGTTTCTAGAACTACCACCACTACCACCACTACCATAACCTCTTAAATGAAACTTAGTATCGTAATCAGCCATATTAGAAGGTCTAATATCGTAAGACGGGTTATTTCCAACTTTTGTCTTTGCTATTAAATAGTCACCGTTACCACCAGGGTAAACCGTGTGATTATATCTTCTCTCTTGTTTTACATTAGTAATTTGATAAACTTTTTCGTTAGGGTCTCCAGAAAACCTAAATCTAGAACCTGTTTTAATTTTAGAAACAAATTTAAGTTCATCAATATGATTTGTGTTTGTAGGACTACCAACATTCCAAGCTGTTGCATAAGAACTTGCTTCACCAGCTACATCTTGAGGTATATTCATTAAAGAAGATTCTGCCCAAATTTTAGCATAAGAAAGCTCCATGTACTTTTCACCGTCTCTAAAAAATGGGTCAATATTGCCTTTTATGTCTTTTTCTTGATCGGCAATAAAAATACCTCTTCCGTATTTTGGTAAAAGAGAAACGCCCGCTATACTTTCAACTGCGTTTTTTTGCACTTTAGCCACGTGATCATAGTGACCAGGATCTGTATACAAACCATCTTGCGGATTGTTATTATTTAAAGGTTGTATACCAACATAACGTACTTTATCTATAAAAAAGTTTTTTCTGGCTTCGTCGTTGTTAGGTATATTTTCATAATTCCAACTACTATACTTTAAAAACTTTAATATTCTACCCCAGTTTCTTACAGCTGACTGTGACATATACAAAGTTGTTACACTGTTATCAAAACCCGTGGTAACAGCTCCTCTACCCGCGTTGTAACCACTGTCACCTTTATTTTCAAACCATCTTTTAAAGGTTAAAGTTTGATTACTAGCAGTAGCTGTAGCGGCTTGGCTAATTTTAAACTTTGTTGAGCTAATAATTTCTGTAATATAAGAGTTGCTTTGAATACCGGCATGACCACTAACATGCCAACCAACTTGAATAGCAGTGTTAGCGTCGTGTGTAATCTCATCAGAAGTGTCAGTTAAATCACATGTAGCGTCTGTAAAACTAACTTCTTCTGTAAACGGAAACTCTGGAGCTGATGTTACATCGTCAAGTACACGTTCGTCGTATGTATAAGCTTTAACGCTACTGCCTTGAACATAACTACCACTACTAGAAGAATCTTTTTGATACCTTGATGATGTTCCAGTTCCAGAAGAAACGCCAGGCGCGTTATCATCTGAAGCATACCAAGCTTCTGATTTAGCAACTATACCAAAACTATCTTGAGTTAACACCGCTTGTTGTTGAACAAATTGTTTTAAATCACCGTCAAGTTGAACTTTAACAAAAAACTTTCCATCAAATTCAGGCTTAACAGTGTCTTCATAGTGAGCTATAGTTACACTTACACCTGTGTTAAAGTTTGTACCATTCATAATCCAATCAGAGTCTGTTTTTAGAATTGGAGTATGTAAATGTAATATGTAATCAACATTATCTGCTGACAAGTTAACAGCATCTGCTTTAAGCCAACCTGATTTTGTACTACCACTTTCAAACTGTACAATTAAATCACTATAACTTTCTAGTTCAGCACCATTTTCTTCATTAATCCATAAGTCTTTTTCTATTTTTAAAACTTGTTGATCTTCAACAGGTCTGTAGTTTACATCTGTAAATACACCATTCAAACTAGCAGAGGTACTCCAAGCACCATTAGCAGTACCTAATTCTTTTCTAGATTGTTTAAGAAAACCAGGAGTATTGTTTTCTATAGAGATTATTTTATAGGTAGAAGACTCGCTAGTAACAGCTTGACCGTTAAGTTGCTTTTTTAATACTAAATAAGTTTCTTCATCTATTTTATTTCTTTCATTAGAAGGAAAAGACAGCCAAGCCATACCATCTATAGTTTCATATATTCTGTCTACAGCTAAATTGTAGTATTCTGAAGAAGTTTCTTTTACAAAAAATTTAAAAGAGCTTGCGAACTGAGGTGGTGTGCTGTCGATCTCAATATTAATAGCATTTATATTGCTAGAATCTATTTTTGGAACTTCAATTGAAGAAGTTTCACTTGTTAAAACCGGGGTTTGCCTTCCAAACTCATCAGCATATACTACACCAAGTTGATATGTTCTTTGAGATTTTATAGATTTATTTCTAGCACTAGTTGGTTTTTTAAGACTAAGATTTACTATCTCACCTATAAACGGTAATTGTGTGTCGGCTGTTGTATTAACACCTACCGCTTGAATCATAAGGTTTTTACCTGTTGTATAAAAACTTTCAGTGCCTTCAGTAGCGTTAAGTCTACTTAAAGTTAACTCAAATTCGTGAACACCATCTATGTCACCTGTTACAGTTTCAGAATTAATATCAACTTTATTGCTTTTTGTAGGGCCCACTAGATGAAGTCTAATATTACCTTGTGCGTAATTATATATTTGAATAGATACTACATAAGTTTCATCATCTTCTAAATCAACTGTTTGCCAAATTTTTCTAAAATCAGCAACACCCGTAACATCTTTTTGCTTAAAACCTGTAAAATTTGTCATGAACCCGAGAAACGTTTGCCATCCTGTACCACCTGGCCCAGCATTATAACTCCAGCTTGGTACAACGTTACTATTTCCATCACTAGCATCTAATGATGGGTTTTGTAATATTTCACCTGAATTTTGGGTTCTAAAGTTTATAAAAGCATTTATTTTTGGTTTTATAAACGAGCCTTCACCGTCATTAATATCGTAGTTTTCAACATAATTTCCATAAACAACTCTATTACCAACAATACTTTGTGCTAAAGCTTTTTTAGGAACAGCATCCCAAGGTCTTAATATTTGATTAGAAGATATAGCAGAGTATATGTTTTCAGAGCTGATAATGTATGTACCTTGATAATCTAAATCCACGTCAACTGTATTCCACGAAGGTGAATCATAAAAAATATTATCAACAGTGTAAATAACAGGTGAGTCTGACTCTTTATATAATATGTCTATTTGAGTAACTTCTTTAGGTATTTCTTTTGGGATAAATTTTTCTATAATTAATTCTTTTAAAGTGTTAACCATACCTGAGTTAAATCCTTTAATTTGATTGTAATTAAAATCACCAGTGCTAAACGCTGGTTCTGAAAAAGGAGATATGTTTGAATATTCTCCGTCAGCATATTTCCATCTTGTTGCAAATCTTGCAAATTTTTCCTTAAAAATTATTTTAGCATCTTCTTCCAAACATATTTTGTAAGTATCAGAAGAACTTGGAGCGTTAGGGTTTAGAGTTAAAATAACAACTTTAACACTAAAACTATTAACAGATATTACTCTAAATCTAGCATGGTTAGTTGATATGGTAGGCGTATAGCCACTAGCAACAACTAAAATATCGTTTGGTTTATAGTTAGACTCTAAATCTGTAGTAAATGTAAAAATACTACCTACTTCTTTTGTACTTAAATTAAACGTGCTATTTACAATTATATCACCAGATCTTATACCACTTTTTATATCTAAAACAGGTGCTTTTTTTGGGCTTTTTTTAATTACAGTAATATCTTCTTCTTTTACAAAAACATCGTCACTTACCTCTATATCTCTTTCACTTAATACAACTCTTGTATTTTTATTTATTTCATTGTTTGTGCCATCTATTGATCTAGTTACGTTTATTCTCTTAGGCTCTGAATTATTGTCTGTCCAAAATAACAAATCATCTACAATATTAATACCTGTTACTAATTTATTTTTGTCAAAGCGTAATACCCTAGATTTTTTTTGGTTAGAGTTAAAATCGTAGGGTTTATTAATATCAGGCTGAATCCAAGAAAAATCTATATAGTCCCAAGAGTTGTACTCAACAGCATCAAAACTAATTGTATTACTACTTTTTGTTATTTGTCTAACTTCATTATCTCTACCAGCTACAGATGTAACGAAAATAGCATACATGCCTGTTGAAAGATTTGTTGTTGTTGTGTCAAAAGAAGTATATGCTGAAGCACTACCTACCCAATTAGATAGAGCACTTGAAGGGTGTTTTTCTGAGTAAAAATCAATAAAGACGGGGGTAGTAGTGTGTGTATTGTCTGAAGAGTTATATTCTGTTTTGTATATAACGTCTTTATAGGTAGTAATAGAAGAAGGAGCACTATTGTCCCACACATTAGAACTTGCAATAAGCCAGTAAGCACAATTATTTTTTTCATCAGCAACAGCACCAATACAAAAACCAGCTGTAGACATTGTTGTTGCACCAGCTGTTGGTATTGCACTATTACCTAATAAACTTTGAACGGTACCAACGTTACTGTCTTCAGACGTTGAAACCTGAATATTATTTGCATCTCTATATTCTCCATTAGGAATTAGTCTTTCATCAAGGTCTTTATTCATCTTACCTTGATTAAAAACATGCTTAATCTCCGGCATATATTAGTGTTTTATTTGCTTAGATTTACCTCTAAGTATTTGAGTTAATTCTTCTAATTTTAAATTCGATAATCTTAGTTTTGCTGTTCTTGTGGCAGCAAACTTGTCTTTCTGAAATCTACGGACTATATATTCTGGCACGTTAGCTCTTGTAGACATTATAGCGTATGCTATACACTTATACATTGCTTCTTCAGCAAACTTATGTACTTGCATTTCCGCATCTGTACCTAAACTGTCGCTTATATATTTTAAAATTACAGTTTTACCGTTAATGCCAGAACTAAAATGTATTTTGCCATTAAGTTCGTCAATATAAAATGAACCGTTAACCTGAGCGTGTTTAGGATCTATACCATATCTACCCCCTTCGTTTGGCCAATATCTATCGTCTTCATAATCGTCAGTCGTTGTTGTTGATGTATGATCTTCATAATTTTCCCATGTTGAAGATGAATCGTCTGTTGTTAAGTTAGTACCATCAGTAGCGTAATCACCAACGGATCCAGCTGTTATGTCTAATGGATTTGAAGTTTTTATCGCGGGATATAACACGTGTTCTATACCAGCAGAATCTGACCAAGTTAATTTAACATAGTTGACATAGTCTTGTGGTAAAACCATTTGTAAACTAGCAGGTACTTCTATTTCTTGTGACTTTGTAGATTTAAAGGTATCAAAACTTAATTCTTGTAAAGCTCTTTGTGCATGAAAAGCAACGTCAGTTCTTTTCACTTTTGGTATTATTTTATCTTCACCAACATAAGCTATAATAAATTGATTTATAATATCTTCTAATGACGTAAATTGATAAGTACCAAAGTCTGAACCACCGTAATAGGCGTGTTGAGTTTGATTGTCTAGTAATCCCATTTATTTATTGTTTTTCTTGTTGAACATTACTTGCTTCTTTTTGACTAGCAACTTGAGTTATAGTGTAATCTTTTATAGATACCCCAGCTAATTGTAATATTTTTATTACTAGATTGTTTTCTTCAGAAGCATGGAGTTCAAAATCTTGTAAATCAGCAGCGCTACTATTATAAAGTGCTTTCCCAACAACGACTGTGTAAGTCCATTTTACCGTAGCAGGTTTTGCTATATAGTTACATTGAACTCTAGATGTTATTGATGTAGGATATATTTGTATTCTTCTTTCTCTATTTGACTGATTATCACCAGCAGAAGAAAATCTTACGTAAACAGGTCTAGTTGCGTTAGGTTTTGTTAAAGGAGAGTTTTGAATATGATGTATATCGTTTTGATTTATTTTTTCTATTTCAACATATTTGCTGTTAGTATCATAATAAAATACTTTACCCATTCTATAGTAATCAGGTAATATACCAACACCACCACCATTGCTCATATCAACAGCAGTTCTATATTTTTCAAAATGATCAATTTTTTCATTTAATAAAGCCACCACATCAGCGTGTGCAGTGTCATTACCTGGAACTCTACTAAACTGATTTAAATCATAAAAATATTGCTCAAATATATCCATTTGAGCTTGATTAGCAAATAAGTTAAACTCTTGAGGAGTTATGTATCCTCTTTGCTCTTTATTAGCTATTGCTAAAACTTTTTGGTAAACATTATCTACACTTATTGCCATAATTTGTTTTTAATTTGTATTTGCAATCGCCCCGTAGAGCGACTGCATCTACAAAGTGATTATTATTTTAATCTTTTTTCAATATTGGAATAAACTTCCATTCCTTCATCAGTTTTAAACCAAGCGGCTAAAGCTGAATAAGGGTGTTCATCAAAAGGAACATTCATTAGTTTTCTATCATTAGAACCCCATAAAAAAGTTCTTTGATCAGGAGATAATTTAATTATTCCCATTTCAGTAGCTTTAATACCAAAATTTCTAAGTTGAACATTGTCATCGTTTACTAACTCTAAGAATAATTCAGGATTTCTTCTAGCATATACTAACAAATCTCTTTTAAGTTCTTTAGAACTCATTCTAGACACTTTAGATCCTAACTCTACACGCATAACCGCTTCAGCCATGTCTATATCTAAATTTTGAGCCGCGTTTAATGCTTCAATTTCTATTTCTATATTTTCAACTTCATCAGCAGCCTCTGCTTCTGGTAAACGCTCTAAAAATAACGAACCATTATGCGGGTGGTATAATGATAAAAGTTTTTGTAAAACTGTTTTATTTTTAGGTACAAATAATGATCCATTTTCGAACACTATATGTTCTAACCTTTGATCACCTACCATTTCATCAACAAAAGGTGTTCTTTGATTAGACGTATATTTTAATTCTCTTTCATACCCTAATTCTTCGTCAAAGTAATAAATATTTGACGATCTTATAGTATAGGTTAAAGGAGACATATTATTTTTTAAATAATACATTCTATCTTTAATTTCCCAAGTATTTTTTTTAGGTTTTGGCGTTTCAACAACTGGTGTTTCAACAACAGGTACCTCTACCTTTTCTATTTTTTGTTTTTTTGCCATAATATAATATATAATAAAATTAATAAAAAGAAAGGGTCGAGGCCGAAGCCTCGATCCTTAAAATAATTGTGCTTACTTTAGTAACATAAAGTTATTAGCACCTTGTACAACTAAACATCTTTCAGATAGATAGTGAATTTGCATCGCATCTAAATCAGATGTTACAGCCCCAACAGAACCAGTAACCCAAGTCTTCATTTTTCTAGACTCAGTTTGAGAAGCTCTATATCTTACGTGTAAGAAAGGACGTTTCATGTTTTTACCTAAAACTTCATCGTAAACTGAAGATACACCAGCTGGAATAACAACACCTCTAATTGCATTAACAGTGTCATTTAAACCACCTCTAGTACCTTTGTCGTTTAGATATTTCCAATCAGTTTTATAGAAATCATAAGAACCTCTTCTAAATCCTGAGAAACCTAGGTTAAGTGCCATATCTTCTGAGTTGTTGAATACTCCATAAGAAGTACCACCAGTACCATAAGAATTCATTGAAGCTAACATATCATCTATTGCTAAAGCAGTAGATCTGTCTACGAATAACATATTTTCTTCAATTGCTCCATTAGCATCAAACTTAGCTAACATAGCATCGAATTCTGCTAAATCAGTAGCAGCGTTAACACCAGTAACACCAGTTGAAACATGACCTCTAGATTCAATAGCTGAGAATAAACCTTCAGTACCAGGACCAGCATCACCAGAACCATCACCAAGACCACCTGTAGCGTCATCAATAACAGATCCAGTTTGTGCTCTTTCAGCTTCAACCATAGACATTTCTAAGTAATCAGAGAAACGAGTTCTAGTTTCAGCTTCAGCTTTAACATACCAGTAGTAACCATTTTGTCCTTCTTCACCACTTACTTCAACCCAACCAATTTGAGCAGCATCAGATCCTGATACTTCGTACATATCTTTTAAGATAATTGGCTTGTTTGAGTGTGATTTGAAAGATGGCTTGTTAGCAGTAGCTCTACCAGAAGTACCTTTTGCACGTTCAGAACCATAAACCATAATTCTAAATGCTTCAGCAGTAGCGTCATCAGTTAAACCAGCAGCGTCACAATCAGCAGCACCATAAGGTAAAATTGTAATACTATTGTTAGAAGTACTAACAACACTAACATAACCTTTTATAGTAGCGCCAGCTTGAGTAACAACAACTGTGTCACCTAATCTAATACCATGGTTTCCAGCAGCTGGTGCGTTTCCATCCATGTCTTTAATAATTGTAAAAATGTTATCAGATGTATCACCTTCACCACCACCAACAGTGTTCTCACACGAAGCAGTGTATGTAAGATGTAATCTTCCTTGTTCAGACCATACTACTCTATCAGCAGACATAGCCTCTTCCGCGCTAACTTGAGCTAAAAAACCAGAGATACTTCTATTTCCATAGATCTCTGCTTCTTTTTCCATCAAATCAGGCAGGTATTGCTGTCTCCAGTCATTTGTAGAGCCAGTAAAATCGATATAATTGGATACAAGAGCTGCTCTAACCGGAGAGGCTGCAGCGCCTGAAGTTCCACTTGAAATTGACATAATTTTTTAATTTTAAATTGTTATTTTTTATTTTTAATTCGTAACTTAAAATCATTAGCGTCATCACCCAACACTCTAAACTTCAAACCACCTGCTTCAACTTGTCCATGAGCTTGTCTTGGACTCATATCAACATTTTTAGATTTAGCAATACTATCTTTCATAGCATCAGCTTTACCTTGTTCGTAAAAGTGTTTCGCAACAGCATCTGCATTCATTGCTGTAAATAAAGATTTATGATAACCCTTAGCATCCGATAAAGTAGAATTTTTATCTAAAAACTTTTTAGTAAAATTATTTATATCGCTTTGAGTGCTTTTAATCTCTTCAGCATTGTTTACATTAAACCTATATCTTTTATCACCGACATTATATTCAAAACCTTTGAATTTATCGTTAAAAACTTGATCAGTTTTTTGCATAAAAATTTCAGAGTTCTTTTTAACTATTTTTTGATTTGCTTCTGACTCCTTGTTATATCTATTAAAGAAATCTATAGCTTTTTGTTGTTCTCGAGTCAACTTTGACCCAGCTTTAACTTCTTCATAGTATTTGGACTTTTGCCCGTCCAGATGGGCTTTAGCGCTGGCAACTTGCTCTTTTAACGCTATTTTCTTTTTCCTTACTTCTCTATCTTCATCTACTTCTTCATCGTATGAAAATGAATCATCAATTAAAAAAGTAATCTCATCGTCTGTAAGATGTTTCTTTGTTTGCTTATAATACTCCCTTAGTATTGTCATGTCATCATAACTAGAGTAATCTTGGTTAAGACGCACGTAATCTTCTAATGTACCACCAGTTTCTTCCATAAAATCTACAACTTTTTGTAAATTCTCTGGTATTGCCTTGCCAGTTTCTTGAGCTTCAGTTATAGCTTCTTCAACTTGTTCAGTTAATTCTTCTGTTTGCTCTTGAACTTCTTCTTCAGTAATTTCTTCTAAAGTTGGTTGTTCTTCTTGTGCTTCAGCTTCCGGTTGTACTTCTTCTTGTTTTTCTGTGGACTCGGCATTTTCAGGCTCTGTAACCACTCCGCTGTCGTCAGCGTTGTCTTCTTTAGTTTCATTTTTGGTTTCATTTTTTTCTTCTTTTGGTGTTGGGGGTTTGCTTAAATCTACTTTAATAACGCTATCATCTTCAGCGCTATCAAATTTTGTTTCTTCAACTGATTGTTCAGTTGATTGTGTAGTTTCTTCAACTACGTTTTCTACGTTTTCTTCCATAATATAATATAATAATAATTAATAATTTTTATCTAGGATCAAATGCGCCTAAATCAAATCCGCCTCCTAATATATCATTACCTGCGGACTCAAAGTTTTTAGGTGCTTTTGCACTATTTCTTTGTTCTATAAGTTCACTTTGTTGTGTAGCTTGTATTCTTGTTCTTTCGTCTTTACGATCTTCTCTTTCTTTTTCTCTATCTGCTAACCCTTGAGTCTCAGCGCTTTTTAATTGCATGTTATATTGAAACTCTAAAGCCATTAACTCTTTTTTATAATTTACTTCTTGCGCTTGTTTTTGAGCATCAAGTTGTGCTTTCATTTGCTCAAGTTGCGCCTCGCTTTGCATCATCGCTTGTTGTTTTTGCATTTCCATTTGAGCAGCTGCTTGTTGGGTCTGCATGTTAGCCTGCGCTTGTGCTTGTATATTTTGCTGTGCGACTAATTGATCTTTTTCTTCTTTTCTTTCTCTACGTATTTTTAATAATTGATTAGCAAGTTTTACGTTTTTAATCTCTCTAAGATCAATAGCATCTTCAAGCTCTATGCTTTGTTGCTGTAACGCCATTTGTATGTTATTTTCTAACATCGCTTTTTCTTCTTCATCTGGTTGTAGTTCTATAAATATGCCAAAATCATATAAATGTAAGTTAGACATTTCTTCGAGAGTAGCTACGTTGTGAACGCCTATAGCTTGTATAAACGCGTTTCTTGTTGGTGAATACTCTATAATGTCTGATATTCTAAGTGATAAACATTCAGCTGTCTCTGCTGTTAAATATAAACCCGCTTGTAATATATGTCTTGTTGCTGTGTTAGAATTAGCAGCAGCTAATTTTTGTACACCAACTAAAGCGTTTTTATCTGGCATACTACCATCTCTAGCCTCATTAAGACCAGTAGTATCTCTAATCATTTGTAGATAATAATTATAAGTACCTATTAAAGCTTGCATTTTATTACCACCACTACCACTAGTTATTTCTTGTATTGGTATTTTACCTGGATTCATATCGCCTTCACTTGTAAACGATCTACCAATAACACTACCTGTTTGAAAGAACATGTTTAAAGCTTCTTGTGGATTGTAGTTTGTTCCATTGCCTAAATCTATTTCAGCAAGACCATCAGCATCAAGATATACACCATCTGGTACCATGCGTGATAATACTTGCTGTAATTTTAAATGTGTAAGTTGTATCATATCAGCAAAACCAGTTATACGCTGAACTAACGACTCTATACGACCTTTATACATACGTGGCGCTACAATCGCGTAGTTCATTTTGACTTTTGTAAAATCACTTTTTGGCCTCATCATATTTTTAGCCATTTCCCATTTAAGTAATTTGTCAGTACCAAGTATTAAAGCTCCTTCGTATAAACACTCTATAGATCTTAAAAGCTTTGTAAACTCACCTTCCATATTTGCTGGCGGATTAAAAGTATCATCTTTTGCTAATATTTTATCTGCTCCGGTACCAGTTTCTTTCATCTTGTAAACTTCGTTCATATACGTCTTATAATTAAAATATAAAACTTGAACTTTGTTAGTATCATTTTCTCTAAAAGTACTATGATGTTGATAGTTTGATTTAATATGACTTTTATTTTGAATTATGTCTTCTAAATCTTCAGGTCGTAAATGAGGAAATTGTTTTGCTAATTCGTTTATAGGTATAGATTTTACTTCACCAACATAATATATATCATCAAAATAAGGCGATTCAGTATACGAATAAATTAAATCAGCTGGATCAACATAATCTACAGTGACTCCTTCCGAAGTATTAAAACTTGTTTTAACAGCACCAATACCAAGAACTGTAAGATCATAATAAAACTGCTTTTTAATAAGTTCATATTTACTGCCTTCGAAAAGCGTGTTTATTGCTTGCTCCTCGGCTAATTCAACAGCTTGCTTATAAGTTAGCTGCATATGAAGCTGTAATTCTTCTTCTGATCTAGGTAAGTCTTGAGGATTGTTTTCGTATAAATTAATACCAGTTGTTTCTTGAACAAAATTATTAATATCCAAAGTACGCATATCTCTTAAAATGCTTTCCATGTACTCTGTTCTTTTACTTACTCCATAAGGATCTTGAGAATAAGCTCTTATGTCATATGTTCTTTCTGCAATACCATTTACAACTATATCTACAAACTTAGGTATAATAGGAACTGGTTTCCAGTCTAAATTAAGATAGGACAAATCACCATTAATAGATAACTCATCCTTATACTTTTGTATTGATTGCTCACCTCTAGCATATAATCTTAACTTATGAAAATTGTTATGATTTGTTCTATATCTATTTAATGATCTATCTTCGTGAAACCATTCAGTTTCTATAGCTTTAGCTACCTTTAAACCATATTCATAGCTCATTTTTTCTAAGTCGCTTACAACTTGAGATGGAAAATAACTTTTTATAACAGACTCTGCCATATTTATTTTTTAATTAATTTAGATATATTGCCTTTATTTTCATATTTAGCAATACTTATATTTAGTTTAGGTTTTTGCACCGGTGCGTTTGGTCTATATAAATGTCTATTGTTAGCCATTATAGCTAAACCAGAACTTATAGACGCATCATGCTTTGTTCTTTTATTTATATCAAATCTTGCCCAATCATTTAACAACTCGTTAAAATAACAACTACCAAACGTTCCATCTTGCTTCATACCTACGTGATCTTGTATGTACATTTCAATAGCAGCTGCATGAGCTTGTTTTATATCTTCGCTTGAGTTTGGTATACCACCTATTTCTTTTTCTGCGGTTGATAATTTGTTCCAAATTTTATCAGGCCTGTTCATACTATAACCTCTATAACCACGTCTTCTTAAATAATATAATAATCTTGGTTTGTTATTCTCCGCGAGTATTGGCATGCCGTAAAACACTAAAGCCATTAATACATCTTCAAAAAACATTTCTGCAGTTTGTGGTCTTGCTAAATATTCTAGAAAAAATTGATTAGCAGGCGCATCTTCCATACTAAACTTAGTTAAACCGTGTAAAGCTCCTTTTGACCCTACACCATCTACAGTTCCTGATATATCATACGAGTCACAGCCAAAAGCCCCCATGTGTTCGTTGCCAGGATGTTTAACACCGTTTTTTATTATTATTTTATTTTGTATGTTTGTTGGTGGTACCCAACTTACTTTAAATCTACCTTTTGGATCTGGATAAAATATAACACTTGTATCTTTTACTCCATTAACCCATTGAAAATTACCTGTTGAAATACCTAATGTTCTAGACATTTCTTCGTTGTAATCTATTTGCTCGTATATTTTAACAAGGTTAAATATACTATTTTTTGTTTCATCTCTAAACGCGTGCTCTGTAGTTCTTGGAAATTGTCTATAAAACTCATTTAACGCGTCTTGATCGTTTTTTAAACCATCAGCTTCGTTTTGCCAACTGTCTATAACTCCTACGTCTATTAACTCTCCATGGGGGTCAAAGACTTCATCACTCGGAGTATTGAAGACTGGGCTTCCGTGCTCATCAATAAATCCTTCGTAGTTCCACTCCATTGGGATAAAAAGAGAATATAGACCAGACGCTGTCTGTCCATTTCTGTTTCGCTTAGTAACGTCGGATGCGTTGTATAGTTTTTTGAAGTTTTCTCCACCTTTGTCTAATGCGTTTGATGTTGAGCCCATCATACATTTACCAATAATTCTACTACCTAATCGTAAACATGTTTTGGTTACTCTCCAGTTATTTAATATAT